GATCTTATAGAGAGTGGTCATTTGAAACACGCGATTTTAATGGAACACTAAGTGATGGATTGTTATCAGGTAATAACGGAGGATACATGACTATAACTCTATACGCTTAAAATAATTATATTATATTAAATTAAATTAAATTAAATGAATGATATTCGCAAGATAGCGGTAGGTCCTGATTATAAATCAGGGGCTATGCATTACGTTGTTGGTCAAGAAATACTTGGAGGTAGTCATTTAATTCATTTAATAAGAATGAATAAAAATCAATCAATAACTATTTTTATAGAAAACAAAAATAAAGAGATTTATCTTTGGAAACAATTTAACTCTTATATGCCTGTATCTATCGAATACAATATCTACTTTGAATGAAATCACCTTTTTATTTTATAGTCAAGCCAAAAAATAATAAAAGATATGATAGTACTAAGAAAATAGGAAACATAGATTTTATTACTAGTACATCTAAAGAAGACCATGTTGCATCAAACAGATATGCAATAGTTGTAGAAACGCCAATAAACTACAAAGGGCCTATTAATATAGGTGACACTCTTTTAGTTCATCATAATGTTTTTAAATATTATAATGATATGAAAGGAAAAGAAAGAAGTGGTAAAAGTTTTTTTAAAGATGATTTATTTTTTATAGATAATGATCAGTTTTTTTTATATAAACAGAACAATATATGGAATGCACATTCTAAATACTGTATGATTAAACCTATTCCTAAAAAAGACCACTACTTAAAAACACATGAGAATAATGAACCGTTATTTGGCTTAGTTAAATATCCTAATAAATACTTAATTAGTAAAGGTATTAATAAAGGTGACAAAGTTTCCTTTAAACCTGAAAGTGAGTATGAGTTTAATGTTGATGGGGAGAAATTATACAGGATGTTTGACCATCAAATAACTTTATCTTTATGAATGTAAATAAAATAAAATTAGACATCATTAAGGCAGGTGAAAAAGCTGTTAAGCAATTAATAAAAGTAGCTGAAGAAGAAATTATAAAATTTGGCAAAGATGATGAGCTTGCTGCAGATAAATTAAAAAATGCTGCAGCTACAAAAAAACTTTGTATTATGGATGCATTTGATATCCTTACAAGAATAGAATTAGAGAAAAATTTAATAGAAGGAAACGATTCAACAAAAATAAAAAAATCAGTAGAAGGATTTGCAGAACGAAGATCAAAATAGCTTAATAAAGCAGTTAAAAGATTTTATTCCAAAAACAATTATAATCAGTAAAAACAAAGCGAAAGCTTGGGAATACGGTTATAATGAAAAGTATGATTTTATAGTAATTTCAAAATCAGGCCAAATTCAAGATATAATTGAAATAGAGGGTTTGAGAATAGCACTTCCTAAGCCTACAAGTAAAATTTATTCCCGAAGTAAAACAAAATCTGAACAATATTGGGAGGCTTTTGATTATCCTAAAACACTACAAAAAATAAAATCTATATTCCAATGGCATGACGCACCATCAGCATTTAAGAATGAATGGGTAGATTATATTGAGCAAGAATTTGATAGAAGGGACGAAGGTTTTTGGTTTTTAAACAATGGTGTTGAGACTTATATTACAGGTTCACATTATATGTACATACAATGGACTAAAATAGATATAGGTCTTCCTGATTACAGAGATGCTAATAGAGTTTTTTATTTACATTGGGAGGCTTGCAAAGCAGACAAAAGAAGTTTTGGTCAAGATTACTTAAAAATTAGACGGTCTGGATTTTCTTATATGGCTAGTGAAGAGTCTGCTAATATAGGTACAATTAGTAAAGATGCAAGACTTGGAATACTTTCTAAAACAGGAGCAGATGCTAAAAAAATGTTTACAGATAAAGTTGTTCCAATAGTAAATAATTATCCTTTCTTTTTTAAACCGGTACAAGATGGAATGGATAAACCTAAAACAGAATTAGCTTTTAGAGTTCCTGCGTCTAAAATTACTAAAAAAAACATGTATTTAGAAGATGAGGATATTGTTGAGGGATTAGATACTTCTATTGACTGGAAAAATACAGGAGACAATAGTTATGATGGGGAAAAGTTAAAGTTACTTATTCATGATGAATCTAAAAAATGGGAAAAGCCAAATAACATATTAAATAACTGGAGAGTTACTAAAACTTGTTTACGTTTAGGTAGTAAGGTTATTGGAAAGTGTATGATGGGTTCTACTGCCAATGCATTAGAAAAAGGTGGTGGAAATGGTAAAAAATTATATTTTGATTCTAAGGTAGATAAAAGAAATCGTAACGGTCAAACTAAAAGTGGTTTGTATAGTTTATTTATTCCTATGGAATACAATATGGAAGGTTTTATTGATATACATGGAATGCCTGTTTTTAACACACCTGAAGAACCAATTCTAGGAATTGATGGGGAATTTATAAAGCAAGGTGCTATTGACTATTGGGAGGCTGAAGTTGATAGTTTAAAAAGTGATCCTGACGCATTAAATGAATTTTACAGACAGTTTCCTAGGACAGAATCTCATGCGTTTAGAGATGAAAGCAAAGAGTCTTTGTTTAATCTTACTAAAATATATCAGCAAATTGATTACAATGATTCTTTAATAAAAGACAGGTTTATAACTAGAGGTTCATTTTCATGGAAAGATGGAATAAAAGATACTCAAGTAATTTGGACTCCTAATAATAGAGGTCGGTTTGTAGTATCTTGGACTCCAAATAAACTTTTACAAAATAATAAGCACACAAAAAATGGAGTATTTCATCCTGGAAATCAACACATGGGTGCGTTTGGTTGTGACAGTTATGATATATCAGGAACAGTTGGTGGGGGTGCTTCTAACGGTGCTTTACATGGAATGACTAAATTTCATATGGATGAGGGGCCTACTAATGAGTTTTTTTTAGAGTATGTTGCTAGACCACAGACTGCAGAAATATTTTTTGAAGAAGTATTAATGGCTTGTGTTTTTTATGGAATGCCAATACTTATAGAGAATAACAAACCAAGGTTATTATATCATTTTAAAAATAGAGGATATAGAGGTTATAGTATTAATAGACCAGATAAAATCTATAATAAACTTTCAAAAACAGAAAAAGAACTTGGTGGAATACCAAATAGTTCAGAAGATATAAAGCAAGCTCATGCTGCTGCAATAGAATCTTACATTGAAAAATATGTTGGATTAGATTTATTAGAGACTTTTAGAGATAATGATATTATGGGTTCAATGTATTTTACACGAACTCTTGAAGATTGGGCAAGATTTAATATAAATAACAGAACTAAATTTGATGCTTCAATTAGCTCTGGTTTAGCAATTATGGCAAATCAAAAAAGCCTATATCAACCTGTTAAAAAAAAATCAAAAATAAAACTTAACTTTGCTAAATACGACAATAAAGGCAATTATAGTCAAATCATAAAGTAAATGAAAGAAGTAGAAATTAATATCAACCCAACAGGTTTTCCAAATCAATTTGTTTCTGATGCAGAAAAAAAATCTTTTGAATTTGGATTACAAATAGGACAGGCTATTCAATACGAATGGTTTAGAAAAGATGGTGGCCAAAGTAGGTTTTATAATCAATGGGCTGATTTTCATAGATTAAGACTTTATGCAAGAGGAGAGCAGTCGGTTGCAAAATACAAAAACGAATTATCTATAGATGGTGATTTAAGTTATTTGAATTTAGATTGGACTCCTATTCCTGTTATTCCAAAATTTGTTGACATTGTAGTTAATGGAATGGCTGATCGTATATTTAAGGTAAATGCTTATGCTCAAGATGGAATGTCTTTAGACAAAAGAAGTAAATATCAAGTTCAGCTTGAAAAAGATATGCTTTCTAAAGACATAATGAAACAAGTTCAAGATGAGTTTGGTATAAATACTTTTGCAACATCTGAAGAAGAAATACCAAACACATCAGAAGAGTTAGCTCTTCATATGCAATTAAAATACAAGCCTTCAATTGAAATTGCAGAAGAGGAAGCAATAAATACTGTGCTAGCAGAAAATAGATATAGTGAAATACAAAAACAAATTTATTATGACCAAACTGTATTAGGTATTTCAATTTGTAAAAATACTTTTCAACCAGGTGCAGGTATTAAAATTGAATATGTAGATCCTGCAAATGTTGTATATAGTTATACTGAAAACCCTTATTTTGATGATTGTTTTTATTGGGGTGAAATTAAAACACTTCCTATAACTGAATTAAAAAAAATAGACACAAGTTTAACAAGAGCTGATATGGATGAAATTTCCAAGTACAGTCAAAGTTGGTATGATTATAATAATAGTGCTCAATATTACAACAATAGTTTATTTAGTAGAGATAGTGCAACTGTTTTGTTTTTCAATTATAAAACAACAAATACGTTTACGTATAAAAAGAAAAAAAACGTATCAGGTGCAGAAAGATTAATCGAAAAAGATGACACATTTAACCCTACTGAAGAAATGATGGAAGAAGGTAGTTTTGAAAAAGTTTCAAAAACTATTGATATATGGTATGAAGGTGTTATGGTTATGGGTACTAATATACTTCTTAAATGGGAAATGTCTGAAAACATGGCTAGACCACAGTCCGCATCACAGGAAGTATATCCTGAATATGTAGCTTGCGCTCCTAGAATGTATAAAGGAATTTTAGAATCATTAGTAAGGCGTATGATTACGTTTGCTGATTTAATTCAAATAACTCATTTAAAACTACAGCAAGTTATTTCTAGAATAGTTCCAGATGGTGTATTTATTGATGCTGATGGTCTAAATGAAGTAGACCTTGGAACAGGGCAAGCTTATAACCCTGAAGACGCTCTTAGGATGTTCTTTCAGACAGGTTCTGTTATCGGGAGGAGTTATACTCAAGATGGAGATTATAATCAAGCAAAAGTGCCTATTCAGCAATTAAACAGTAATTCTGGTCAAGGTAAAATGCAAAGTTTAATAGGAGCTTATAATCATTACTTATCAATGATTAGAGACGTGACGGGTTTAAATGAAGCAAGAGATGGTTCAACTCCAGATTCTTATTCTTTAGTAGGCTTACAAAAATTAGCTGCATTAAGTAGTAATACTGCAACTAGACACATATTAGATGCAGGATTAAATATTAGTCAAAGGTTATGTACGTCTTTATCTAGTAGAGTTGCAGATATGTTAGAGTATTCTGATTTTAGAGAAGAATTTATAAATCAAATTGGAAAATTTAATGTTGGTATATTAGATGAAATAAGTAAATTATATCTAAGTGATTTCGGTATATTTATAGAAATACAGCCGGATGAAGAAGAGAAAAAAATGTTGGAGCAAAATATTCAAATGGCACTTCAGCGTGACTCAATAAATTTAGAAGATGCGATTGACATTAGAGAAATAAGAAATATTAAATTAGCTAATCAAGTTTTAAAACTTAAAAGAAAAGGTAAAGAAGATTTAGATCGTCAAAACAAGGCTGCTGCAGCTCAACAACAAGGACAAATAAATATGCAGTCTCAACAAATGGCTGCACAAACTTCAATGCAGAAGTTACAGATGGAGACTCAAGCTACTATGCAAATAGAAGAAGCTAAAGCTAAATTTTCTGTTAAAAAAATGCAAGGTGAGGCAGCAATAAAAGCCGAATTAATGAATTTAGAATTTCAACTTCAAATGAAATTAAAAGGAGTTGAAGTTGAAGGATTAAAAACAAGAGAACTTCAGAGAGAAGATGCTAAATCTAAAAGAATATCTCAATCTAATACCGAACAATCAAAATTAATAGAGCAAAGAAAAAATAATCTACCTCCAGTTACCTTTGAATCTAATGAAGATAGCTTAGATGGATTTGATCTTGCGGAGTTTGAACCTAGATAACACATTAAAATAAATTAAAAATTAATTATATAAATTTGTAAAAATTAAATCAAATGGAATTTAAAGTTAAAGAAGTAAGTACTTTAGAACAAAAATCAGTTCAAGAAGTAGAAAAAGATCTTTTAGATAAACATGAGGAGAAATTAAATAATGAGCAACCAAAAGCTGAGGAAGAACCAAAAGCTGAGGAAGAACCAAAATCTAATCAACCTGAAGACATAAAAGATGAAGACGTTCTTTCATATATTAAAAACAGATATAATAAAGAAATATCATCTATTGATGACTTATTTTCTCAAAGAGAAGTAAATAATGATTTACCAGAAGATGTTTCTAAATATTTAAATTTTAAAAAAGAAACTGGGCGTGGTTTTAATGATTTCGTAAAAGCAAATAAAAGTTACGATGATTTAAATGATGACCAAGTGTTAGCAGAATATTATTCTTTAACAGAAGAGGATTTAGATAATGAAGATATTCATTATTTAGTTGAATCAAAATTTTCATATGATGAAGATATAGATGATGAATCTGAAATTAAAAAGAAAAATATAGCTAAAAAAAGAGAGCTTTCTAAGGCAAAAAAGTATCTTAATGATTTTAAAGAAAAATATAGCATTCCTCTTGAGTCAAGTGGGAAGGCTGTTTCAAACGAAATCCAAGAGGAACTTGATGCGTATAAAAAGTTTATTCAAGAATCTAAGACTGTTAAAGAAGCTAATCATAAAAAAAATGAGTATTTTTCAAAGAAAACTAATGAGGTTTTTAATTCAGAATTCAAAGGTTTTGAGTTCGAAGTTGGAGACAAAAAAATTGGTTATTCTTATGGGGATGCAAATGAAATGAAAGCAAAACAAATGAATCTAGAAAACTTCATAGGAAAATATGTAGGTGATGACGGATTAATTTCTGATGCAAAAGGTTGGCATAAAGCTCTAAGTGCAGCAATGGATCCTGAACGTTTTGCTCAATATTTTTATGAGCAAGGAAAGTCAGATGGTGTGGGGGATATTTCTAAAAAAAGTAAAAACATTAATATGAATGTTAGAAATACTCCACAAGTAATTGGCGATACAGGATTTAAAGCTAGGGCTGTTGGAGAAGATAATGGAAAAGGTTTAAGAATAAGAAGTAAAAATAGATAACAATTAAAAAAAGTAAAAAATGTCAGTACAAGCAACACCAGGATTTGACTTGCAACCAAGTTCGGAACAAGTATTATTGCAAACAAATTATATAACGAACTTTGATTTCTTAAATCAGTATCTACCAGATACTTACGAAAAAGAATTTGAGCGTTATGGAAACAGATCAGTAGCATCATTTTTAAGAATGGTTGGTGCTGAAATGCCTTCTAACTCAGACCTTATCAAATGGGCAGAGCAAGGAAGATTACATACGAAGTATACAAATGTAACTTCAGCAGCAGCAGCAGCAGCAGATACAGCAACATTAACTATTGGAGATACTTTAGTTCCTGGAACAGGTACTATTGCTATTCGTGTAGGTCAAACAATTATGTTGTCTGACAGTTCTATTGGTTCAACTAATAGTAACAAAGCTATTGTAACAGCCGTAGATACTGCAGCAGGTACGATTGACGTTGCTTATTACGAAGCAGGAGGACAAACAATGGCAGCAGCAGTTGTATGTTCTTTGTTTATCTATGGTTCTGAATTCCAAAAGGGATCTATAGGAATGCAAGGACAGTTAGAAGCTGATGATGTTATTTTTGACAACTCTCCAATTATCATTAAAGACCGTTACGCAGTATCAGGTTCTGACATGGCTCAGATTGGATGGATTGAAGTAACAACTGAAAATGGTGCAACAGGTTTCTTATGGTATATGAAATCAGAGCATGAAACTAGACTTCGTTTTGAAGACTATTTAGAAACAGCAATGGTTGAAGCAGTACCAGCAGAAGCAGCTTCTGGAGCAGCAGCAATTGTTGAAGGAGTTGCTAGTGGTGTAGGAAACAAAGGTTCAGAAGGTCTTTTCTATGTTGTAGAACAAAGAGGAAATGTTTGGGCAGGTGCAAATCCTGATTCATTAGCTGATTTTGACGCTATTATATCTAGATTAGATAAGCAAGGTTCTATTGAGGAAAATGTTATTTTCTTAAACAGAAACTTTGGATTTGACATTGACGATATGTTAGCTGCTCAAAATTCTTATGGTGCAGGAGGAACTTCATATGGTCTTTTTGACAATGATGAAGAGATGGCTCTTAATTTAGGATTCACTGGTTTCCGTAGAGGTTATGATTTCTATAAAACTGATTGGAAATACTTAAATGACCCAACAATGCGTGGAGATATTGTAGGAGGTTCTGTAAATGGAATATTAGTTCCTGCAGGTTCTACTACAGTTTATGACCAAGTACTTGGTAAAAATGCTAAGAGACCATTCTTACACGTTAGATATAGAGCTTCAGAAACTGAAGATAGACGTTACAAGACTTGGATTACAGGTTCAGCTGGTGGAGCTGCTACATCGGATTTAGATGCGATGGAAGTAAACTTCTTGTCAGAAAGAGCTTTATGTACTTTAGGTGCTAACAATTTCTTTATTTTCAATAACTAGAAGTAAATATAGAGGTGGCAGAAACCCTAGAAGGGATGCCACCTCTTTTTTATAAATCAAATTAAAATTAAAATCAAATGTCAATAAAAGTAAAAGCGACAACATTAGCTTCAAAAAAGAAATTAATTTTTGTAAATAAAACTTACAAACTAACAAAAGACCAAGCACCTTTAAGTTACTCAATACCATCAAGAAATACAAAAAGAAAACCTCTTTTACATTTTGATGATCAAACAGGGTTAAACAAAATACTAAGATATTCTCCTAATCAAAAAAGCATATTTGAAGACGAACAAGATAGTAATGTAATATTAGAACCTATTGTATTTGAGGATGGATTATTATTTGTTCCAAAAGAAAATCAAATGTTACAAAAGTTTTTATCTTTTCATCCAGGTCTTGGGAATATGTTTGTAGAAGTAGATAAAGAAAAAGACGCAAGTTCTGATGTAGATTATTTAGACTTAGCATTGGATTCTCAGATTGCTGCAAAAGAATTAAATATTGAAATGCTTGAAACTATTGCTAGAGTTGTAATAGGATTAAAAATTGATAATTTAACTTCATCTGAATTAAAAAGAGATGTCAGGTTATTTGCAAAAAGATATCCAAATGAATTCATGGAGGCTTTAAATGACCCATTATTAAGACTTCAAAATAAATGTGCAAAGTTTTTTAGTGAAGGAATTTTAATAATTAAAAACAAAAAAGATGTTTATTACAACATCAAAGGAAATAAAAACAAATTACTAACTGTTCCTTATGGGGAAGATCCTTTATTTATATTGGCATCATTCCTTCAAAGTGACGAAGGGCTAGAGGTTTTAAGAATACTTGAAACTAAAATAGAATAATTATCTAAAATTAATTTATTTATTTTATATTTACACTATAAATAACTTTTTTAAGGGGTAAGTTGTTTTCATGTTAGAGGCTTCAAATTTTGAAGCCTCTTTTTTTTTGTATATTTGTGAAAAGGTTTTAAATGGCATCTATTATAAATACAGTAAGAGCAACTGTTCTTTCTATTGCAAACAAAAATAATTACGGATACATAACTCCTAGTGATTTTAATCTTTACGCAAAACAGGCTCAATTAGATATATTTGAAGATTATTTTTATCAATACAATTCGTGGATTGTAAAACAAAACGCAAGAGTTTCAGGTAGTGATTATGCTGATATTATAAAAAGCCTTGTAGAAGTTATTGATAGTTTTTCAAATACATCTCCTATTGTTTTTAACGCTGGACTATATCCTTTGCCTGAAGATTATTATTTAGTAAATAAAATATTTCAAGGAAATACAGAGATAGAAAGAGTTAGTCAAAGTAAAATACTTTTATTAAACAGTTCTCATTTAACAACACCATCTACAATGTTTCCTGCATATACTTCAGAAGCTGATCAAATTACTATATATCCTGTTTTAACCGGAACTGTAAAATGTCAATATATTAGATATCCTAAAGACCCTAAATGGACTTATATAGATTTAGCACAAGGAGAACCTTTGTTTGATGAGTCACCTGCTGATTACCAGGACTTTGAATTGCCTTTGTCTGACCAAGTAAATTTAATTAATAAGATACTTCAGTATGCAGGGATGTCAATAAGGGAAATACCTTTAGTTCAGTTTGCTCAAGGAGAAGAACAATTAGATAATACACAACAAGGATAAGACATGGCATATTTAACACAATATCAGTATTACGAAAATGATGGAAATAATCCTGAAAATGAGAATTGGGGTTCGTATCAATATGTATCATTAAAAGAAATTGTAACTAATTTCATGTTAATGTACGTCGGTAATGATAAGTTAATAAACAATGTAGAGAGGTATAATATTTTATTTCATTCTAAAAGAGCAATACAAGAATTAAATTACGATTCTTTAAAAGAAATTAAAATATTAGAAATGTCTGTTCAAGATGAGTTAAGATTTATTTTACCAGATGATTATGTTAATTGGGTTAGAATCTCAATGTATAAAAATGGAGTTTTATTTCCTTTAACAGAAAATATTCAAACTAATTGGAGTAGTGCTTATTTACAAGATAATAATGATAAAATATTATTTGATGAAGAAGGTAATGTTTTAAAACCTGAATTTTCAACGGTAGATATTGATAGAATAAAAGGAACAAGAAAAACTATATATTTAAATCAACAAAGTTCATATGATGGGCAAGAGGGATATTTCTACAATGGAATATGGTATTTTGAATATCCAATAGGAGGTAGATATGGTTTAAATACTGAGACAGCAAATGCTAATCCTACGTTTAGGATAAATAAAAAATCAGGCGTAATTAATTTTAGTTCTGACATGTCGGGAGAATTAGTTGTTTTGGAATATGTTTCTGATGGAATGGAAGGTGGTGTAAACGCAGATATTAGTGTAAATAAATTATTTGAAGAGTTTGTTTACGCATACATAAAGTTTTCTGTTTTATCAAGTAAGTATGGTGTCCAAGAATATATTATAAACAGGTCTAGAAAAGAGAAATCTGCGCTTCTAAGGAACGCAAAGATACGATTAAGCAACATACACCCAGGGAGGTTATTAATGAATCTAAGAGGGCAAAACAAGTGGATTAAATAATATGGCTAAGATTCAAAGAAACTTTTTAAAAGGTAGGATGAATAAATCCGTGGATGAACGATTAGTTCCAAATGGAGAATATATTGATGCTTTAAATGTACGATTAGGGTCTACTGAAGGAACTGAAATAGGTGCTGTAGAAAATTCTAAAGGAAATGAATTATTAGTTCAATTAACTTTTAACAATCAACCTTTAAGTGTAAATGCAAAATGTATAGGAGCTTATGAAGATGGAGCTACTGAAACTATTTATTGGTTTGTAAATGACTCTACAAATGTATTTTCTACCGTAACTGGAAAAGTAGATATTATAGCGTCTTATAATACTAGAACTTTTGTATTATTTTACCATGTTGTTTCTACATCTTTATTAAATTTCAACAAAAAATTATTAATTAATGGAGTAAACCTTATTGATGATTTATTGTTTTTTACAGACAACTTAAATGCTCCAAGAAAAATAAACATAAATAAAACATATTTAGTGCCTGTGGCTGGTGTTGACCAAGTTACGGAACAAGATATTGGAGTTATAGTTGCTCCACCTTTAAAAGCTCCTGTTATAGACCAATTTCAAGTTGGTGGAGAGGAGAACTATATGGAAGATTTGTTTTTAAGTTTTGCGTACAGATGGCAATACGAAGATGGTGAATATTCTGCATTTTCACCTTTTTCTCCTGTAGCATTTACTCCTGGCCCTTTTAATTTGAATTACGATACCTACGATAATGATGGTATGAAAAACATTTTTAATAGTGTTAATATTTCATTTGAAACAGGAGGCAGAAATGTAAAGGATATTGATGTTCTGTTTAAGTTTTCAACAAGCCAAACTGTTAATGTAATTGAACAATACAATAAAGTTGACCAAGGATGGGTAGATAATTCTATTCAGACAATAGATTTTACTAATAAAAAAATATATACAACTCTTCCAGCAGAACAATTACTAAGACTTTTTGATAATGTTCCTAAGATTGCTCAGGCTCAGACCATTATGGGTAATAGATTAATGTATGGGAATTATGTTGATGGGTATGATATTGTAAATGAAAGTGGTAAACTAGTATACTTTGATTATGATGTTTCTTTAATTACACAGAGTTTAATTAATGATGAAATATCAGGTTCTAAAAGTGATTTTAATTATACTATAGATGGTATTGTATTAGTTCCAAATTCTGAAATAAGTATTAATTTTGGAGGATTAGATTTAATTGCAGGATCTCAAATAGGTATTGATTTTAATTATTCAAACAGTCAGTTTAGTGGAGACGCATCATATACTGCAGGAGGAACTCAGCCTTTGAATAAATTTAATTATGCATTTTTATTTAATATTCAACAAAGCTATAATAGTGTTCATGATTTAGTAACTAGCCCTGAGTTTGTGTCTGCTGTTTCAGAATTTCAAGTTGATTGTAATACAGGAACATCTGTTACAGATATTTTTAATTGTGGTATTGTTGCTAGAAATGAATGGCAATATGATGGTTTTGGTATATCAAGTACCGACCAAGGATTTTCAATAGAAAGCTCATTAGGTAGTGACATAGTTAGTGTAATAGTTCCAGGATTAAAATTTCAAAAATATGACCAAACTCAAACACCTCCTACTCCTACAGGCGTGTTTGCTTTTGAGTATTTACAAGCAATTGAAGTAACAGGGTTATACTCTTTAGATTCTTCAAAAGAAAGTCTTCATAGTAATAGAGACTATGAGATTGCAATTGTTTATATGGACGATTACGGAAGAAGTACAACTGCATTAGTAGATACAAATAACACAGTATATGTTCCTTGCGAAAACTCAATAACAAAAAACAACATTAGGATTCAGTTAAATAACTACCCTCCTTTTTGGGCAACAAAGTACAAGTTTGTAATTAAGGAATCAAAAACAGGTTCTAGGAATATTTATTCAAATATATTTTTTAGAGAAGAAGAGACTGGAGATGTATGGTATAAGCTTGAAGGCGATAATAGAGATAAAGTAAAAGACAATTCAAATTTATTTGTAAAGTCTGATAGTAGTGGTCCTGTTCTTACATGCACTAAGACAAAGGTATTAGATTTTAAAAGTCAATTAGAAGATTTTTTATGTACAAAGGACGCAAATGGTGATATTATATCAGGTACTTGTGGGCAACCTTCAGGAACTTATATGCAATTAAAACCTTCTAACTTTTCGGCAAACGCACCTGCAAATGCATTTATAGATAGAACTAGTGTAGGAGGATTACCAGTTACAAGTCGTAGTTTTAGTTATGCAAGAGTTTCATGTGCTTTTTCAGATGAAGCATCTCCTGCTGCTTATACACCTTTTGATATTCCTGCAGGAAGTGTAATAGATTTTAGGTTTAACACTAATAGAAACAAAAGAGGGTCTAACTGTGGAAGTAGAACTTATGATTATAATAAAACTTTTACTGCTGGTAGGGATTACACTAATCTTCATTCTTTTGTTGTAGGTCAACAAATTGATTTTACAAATGGTATATCAGGAGGTACTGATGGTACTATAAATGTTATAACTCAAATAGACGCAATACAACCTTATTTCACTAATTATTTAAACCCAGGGACAACAACTATTAGTTTTCAATCAGAAAATGATGGAAATCTTTGGTTAATTATACAAACAGGTACTCCTAGATGCGGAGGTATTGATGCAAGAGGTTCATATGAGACAGTTCAGATAGTAGTTAATAGAGCTACTACGTTAAATATTTTTGAAACAGAACCAATCCAAGCAAATGATGAATTGTATTATGAGAATAATCAAGTGTTTGACATTGTTGGTGGGTTGCATTTATCAGGAAGTTCTACTGTAGACCAAAATCAGACTGCAACCGTTCCTGCTATTATTGATTTAACTTTTTATAATTGCTATACGTTTGGAAATGGAGCTGAATCAGACAAAGTTTTTGACGCTTTAACTACTCCTGTATTATCTTTAGGAGATAAGGTTACTTCTGTTTCTGAAGAAGAATTCAAAGAAGTTCATAGATTTGCTGATATTACTTATAGCGGTGTATTTAACAAAGAAAGTAATTTAAATAAACTTAATCAGTTTAATTTAACTTTAGCCAATTTCAAAACTCTTGAAAGTTCATATGGACCATTAAGAAAAATGCATGCAAGACAAACAGATATTCTTACACTTCAAGAAGATAAAATATCTTATGTTTTAACCGGAAAGAATTTACTTTCAGATGCAGCTGCAGGAGGTGCTATAACGTCTGTTCCTGAAGTTTTAGGTACTCAGCTAGCTAGATTAGAAGAGTATGGAATAAGTAATAACCCTGAGAGCTTTGCATCATACGGCTATGATATTTACTTTACAGATTCAAAAAGAAGTTCTGTAATAAACTTAAAAGGAGGTTCTAAAGGTGGAGCTTCAGACAAGTTAACAGTTATATCTAAAGTTGGTATGAGGGGTTGGTTTAGAGATTTATTTATAGATGCTTTTCCTACTCAAAAACTTGGAGGATTTGATCCATACATGAATGAATATGTTTTAAGTTCTAATTCAGATTTAAGTAATGTACCTCCTATTGAAAGAGATTGTGGGTATACTTTAATTCAGCAATCTAGTACTAATGTTGTTTCGTTTAATTTAAATTTAACAAATATTATAGGGTCTGTAGATATAGTTTATAGTGCTCCTCTTGGAACAGTAAGGGTTCAGGTAAAATATAATGGAACATTTGTTATAGATACTATTGTACAGTTTACTGGTACATTGAGTTTTAGTAAAATATTAAACAATCCTACTTTTGCAAATGTAATAATTACTCCTCAAACTTCTTCAACATATGAGTTAGAGTTCAAATGTCCTGTTGCAAATACATTGAAAGTAAAACAATTTGTAGTAAACACCGCAGGTGAAGCAAGTCAGACAATTAAAATAAGATATAATTGGACATTAGTAAGTCATATTAGTCCATGGAATTCAAACCTTGTAGTATTACAACAAGATGGTATTTCATTATCTCAAGAACAAGAGGGACTTGAATCTTTTGGAACAATTCCTGCTGAAGGTTCTGTTGTTAGATTAGAAGTTAAAGACCAACAAGGTAATTTTTCTTTTGATCCATTAGCTGACAAACTTCAATACTTAGTTTCTAATGTAAAATATGATGAAGCTGATATAAATACTTTAATTCCTTTATTAAATGATGCTACTCCAATACAAGGAAATACAAATGCATATTTTGCTGATTTCACATATAATAATCCAAGTAACTTAGAATATCTATATTTGGTATGGAATTTAAGAGAATCGGATTTACAAACATTTTGTTATGATGCAACTAGTGCTAATGATGCTTGTTGTAATTGTATAGAACCTTAAAATATAATAAATGGCTACATTCGTAAATAGATATATAGATAATTCAGATTTTTTATTGGCTTCGGCTGTATATGATAATCCTGAATTAACAACTCCTTCAGCTAATGGATTTTATCAGAAAAACGGTATTTATAGACAGCAAGTAAATGGTGTTTTATTAAATGGATCTTCAACATGTCCATCGTGTGCAGGTAACTTTGAGGTATTAAAAGTTAATTCTTCTTCTGCAAATGGATTGTGTTGTGTTAGTAGCAGTAGTTTTACTGCTCATTTTAATACTGGGGATTCTTTTTCCAATCCATCTACTACATTAATGTATACTGATGCAGCTCTGACATCTCTTTCGCCTGATGGATTTTATAAGACAAAGACATCTAATCAATATAGACAACAGTCTTCAGGGACTTTAGGTGTTTTAACATCGTGTCCATCTTGTTCTTCAGGTACGTTTTATATATCTACACAAAGAACTGTTTGTAGTGATTTTTGTACAGGAAATTATGCGATTACGTCATCAAAAAATATGAATAGTGGAAACGGATATCTTAGTATAACTATAAATGATGTTGTTCAGGGGCCTTCATTAAGTAATGGATGGTATGCATATGCTGAAAATTATAATACGCAAACTCCTTCAGGAACATTTAAATTAATGAATCTATTAAACAATGTGGTTACTAGTATAGCTGAATGCTCTGCAGGTAATTGCGTAATTCAATAAATATGCCTCAACAAAATTATACATTAACATATAGTGAGTCTGTAAATGGATGGCCATCATTTTACAGCTATATACCTGATTTTATTCTAGGAATGAATCAATATTTATATACTTTTAACAACGGTAAATTGTATAGGCATAATACTAACGATAGAAGAAACAGCTATTATGGTGTAGACTATAATTCTACTATAACAGGTGTTTTTAATGAAGACCCAACAACTACTAAGGTTTTTAAAACTATTGAACTTGAAAGCGATGATTCTTGGGGGTGTGATTTGGTTTCTGACCTAGGAACAGGGTCTATGAATGCTTCTTACTTTGTATTAAAAGAGGGTGCTTACTTTGCATTTATAAGAAGAGTGGCTGGTTCTGAAAACTTAGCGTTAAGGTCAGCTCAAGGGATAGGTAATTTTGTATCCACTACAGGTGTAGGTCCAGCAGCAATTACATTGACTTTTGGATTTGTAATTGGTTCGATACTTAGTATAGGGGATACTGCTTATTATAACAATGCAGGAGCTATAGTAGAAATAGGAGAGATAACATCTGTTAGTGTTGACAATAAAACCATTACAATATTAAATCCTGTGATTATAGGAGCAGTTCCTCCTAGCTTTATTTTGTTTGTAAAGAACAGCGTTGCAGAGTCTTACGGTACTCTAGGTTATTTTCTTCAGTTTAAATTAACAAACTCAAACACTCAAGCCGTAGAGCTTTTTACAGTAGACTCAGATGTATTTAAAAGTAATCCTTAGTTTTTTGTATCTTTGTTTTAATGAAATTTAACGTAAGAAAATTAAATTCAACAGATTACGATTCGATATTGACAAAATGGTGGAAAGATTGGAGATGGACATCACCTCCAAAAGATTTTTTACCAGAGAATAGCGAAGGTGGTTTTATAGTATACGATAAAGAAACACCTGTTTGTGCAGGATACATTTACATAACAAACTCAAAGGTTGGTTGGTGTGATTGGGTGATATCTAATTTTGAATATAAGGATAAGATAAAAAGAGAGCAATCATTAATATACTTAATTAGTGTTTTAACAAACACATTAAAATTATCTGGATGCAAATATTCATATGCTCTTTTGAAATCTAAATCACTAACTCAACATTATGAGAATAATGGATATATTGAATCTGGTACATACAATAAAGAAATGATAAAAAAATTATAATATGGCAGCATTTACAACAATAGCAGCAGCTACAGTATCAATAGGTGGCTCGGTATTAAAAGGAGCATTAGCTGGTGATGCGGCAAAAACATCTGCTAGGGAATCAGGTAGGCTTAGGTTGGAACAAGAAAATTTAGAAAAACAATCTGTAGCTAGATTAGAGCAAAACTTTTACGATGCTGTTAGGGCTACCACAGATGTTTATGACCGACAGCTTAGAGGTGGAAATGCATTTGGTGCTCAGTTATTAGAATCTATCCAAGAAGGAGACCAAAGAGGTGTCGCTGCAGGAGCAGGCAAGATAAAGCAAGTTCAAGACGCTACATTAGGAGAAATATCTGACAAATTTGCTAAACAAAAAATAGATATAGATATGGCTCGTGCTAAGGCAGGGGAAATGTCTGCTTCAGAAATAGCAGCATATGAAGATGATAGAGCAGCGTCAGCAGGATTAAAGGCAGATGCATTATCAGCTCAAGCAGATAAATTAAAAGGACAATCTACAGGAGCATTTATTGACGCAGGAGTAAGTGCATTGCAAACAGGTGTTTCGGTTGTAGGAGGATTAAAAGGTGAAGCTGGAAGTAAAGCAGCTGAAAAACTATCTACTTCAGAAGGTATTAGTATTGATGAGGCTAGGTCTCGAATATCTAAATATACAGGAAAAGAAATAAGACAATTTAATAAAGGAGATATTAAATCTATTGATATTAGCGGAAGAAGCAATGTATCAAGTGGTGTTCCTTCGCCTGAAATCAATGTTACTAATAATAATGAAAGTGTAGGGGAAAGTATTACGAATTTATCAGGAGTTACTAGTCAACCTGTAGATACATCAATGGCGGCAATGTTCTATAGATTTTATGAGGAGCAAGGAAAAAAGAAAGAAGAAGAAGAAAAAGCCGGATACGATTTTAATAAGGTATTAAATAAGTTTAAATCTGGGAATTATATAGATTTTAATGAATAATATTAAATACTGATGGGTAATAAATTAGACGCTACTAGAATTGCATTAGATAAAGGTTTCACAGGTGTAAGTGACCCAACTTCTACTCTCTCCGCTATAAGCAAGGGGATGAAAGATGTTGCCTCTTGGAAAAAAGGTATAGATGACGCTGAGATAAAGCTAAAAACAGATACAGCTAAAGCTTATCAAGACTCGAAAAAGTTAGCAAGCGAGCGAATGACAGGTAATAAAACTGTAGACGCTGCTATTTTAGAAGCTTTAAGAAGCACTCAAGAAAGATTGTATGATAATGTAAAGATGGTTGAAAAAGGAATGCAAAGCCCTACAGACAATCTTATATTTAGGCAAAATGCAAGTACAAGTTACGACACCCTTTCTTCATACCTAAAAGACTATGATGCTAACTTTCAGCAGTCATTAAAAGAAGCACAGGGATACACAGATTCAAATGGAAACTATGTAAAACCAACAGCTGGAGCTTTTCAGTCAGCTATACAAAAGTTTCAAACTACTTTAGGTAATCCTAATTTATATAAGATTTTAAGTAGTGAGGATGGAAGTCTTAATATGAATCTTTATAAAACAAAAATAAACACAAAGACAAACACTAGAGAATTAGATTTAGATAACGACGGTAATCCAATTATAGACCCTACTATGTCAGGAATTAGTGCTTCAACTCTTTTAAAAGGTAAGAATCAAAAATCACCTAGAGTTTATATGAACGATAGTATAAACGAAGCATTGGATAAGGATACAGCTTTAAGTAAAGCTTTTGAAGTGATAAAAACTTCAGCTGGGTATACAGGAATAGTTGTTGATGACGCTAGAAATAACCGAAATATAGAAAGACTCATTAATGCAGGAACAGAGGCAGCGACAGCTACTGTAGAACAAAGAATGAGTATTTTAATGGATAATATGCCTCCCGGTAAGGAACAAATACCTGTTATGCCTAACGAGGTTGCAGGATTAAAAGCTGATGGTGTTGATTTAAAAGAACAGATTTCTTACGAGTACATAGACCCTAGTACTGGAGAGAGAGATGTGCCAGGGAAATATAATAAATACGTAATGGCTACATTAGACCCTATGAGTAATCTATTTATGCCTATAGAAACAGATGAAGCAGAGATAGCTTCTATAAGAATATTTAAATCAGGGATATACTCAGGATTGCAAAGAAAGATAACAGGAAGAGACAAGACTACTACATTTAGGCCT